GTCGGAAACTTATTTCAAATAAGATAACTAAGAAGACTATAATTTTTATTTAACCACAAAAGGGCGGTTTTGGAAAATCTCAAAATGTTGAAAAAATACTTAAAAGAAAAATCCAAGAAAGATAAGAAGAGAGAGAATACATTAGTTGTTTCAACAGCAGGAGAAGCATCTCATTCAAGAGGAGCTATTCCTAAAACTCAGAGGATAATAAGATACTCTCAGAGAGAGTTGAAGGAACAAGATAAAATTCTTCAACAAAAAAACAATGGAGATATAGGAAACATGGATTCTGTGAGAGAAAGAATATTTGAATCACATTATAGATCCATGGAAACTACACCTTCTGAACTGAAAGGAATGCTTGAACTCCTATCTTACTATCCTAGAGCTCCAACAGAAACATTTACCAGCTTAAAAATTAGCTCACCAGTTCAAGTTACGGATGGATTGTCAATAATGGAAATCATCAATGGCGAACGCATATCAACTGGTTGGAAGCACCCTGTTGGATTTGTTGGATTTCCAAGGATAATATTTATCTTTAATGCATGTAGTCCTGATGATCCTGGTGTTATAATAGTCTCCTTAACACATAAGGGAATAAAGGATCCATGTGGAGCAACATTAAAGAGATTCACTGGTCCTGTGAACAAGACTTGGTCCATAGCTTTCAGTTTAAAACATATGGTGGCTATCCAAGACATTGAAAAATTACAAATTCATTGTCTAGTAGAAGATTCAAACAGAGAGGATTCTGTGATTGGGAAACTTGACATGCATTTTACACTGGATTTAAGTACAACTCCAATGATCATAAACTATCCGGAGACAACTTATTACATTCACCCAGAACTGGATGTAAAGAAATATATAGAGGAAATAGACAAAGCTTCTATAAAAAAGTTTAGAGAAGAGGATGAAGCAAGATTACTCAGGACAAGAAATTATGCCATTAGTAAAAGCACAGGAGTGGATGACAGCATTCACATTCAGCCATCTGCCCCAATGAATGAGAATGAGAAAATAATAATAAATCTGGATCCTAAAATTGATGATGGATTCAATCTTAAGAGCAATAAAGGAGCTGATTCTCTTCACACCACTCAAGAAGAGGAAATAAGAAGAAAGTTAAGAGATCTAGCTATTAGAGGAAAAAAACAGTAAAGTTCTAGCTATGGCAAGATAAAGTTTATTTCCAATGTCATTCCATCAAATGAAATAAACATGTATAAATAGTATTATTAATCACTATATGTTGTAAATAAATGCATTTTAAAAATACTAATGTTTCAATTTAAATAGTAATCTCATTAACCCACATAAGTAGTTAAACTTAAGTTAGATTATAGAGTAGGGTAGGGGAAAATCAGCAGTTATTGGTCTTCTAGAAGAGTAGAATAAAGTTTGAGAAGAAATGAGACAACCTTTTTATAATAAAAGTTTTCCACTAAAATATCATGATTAATCAGTTCAAGCAAAACATGTCTGACATCATTGACATTAGCATTAGTGGGATTTAACAAACAGTTTGAGAGGGTGGTTGGATTTAGCATTGTTCTAGATGCTAAATCCATTGTTAAGACATATTGGTATCCATCCATTTCTCCTTTTTCACTATTTTGCAATTCTGCAAGAAAGTTAAGAGTAGATAAGTCTTAAAGTTTCCGGACTTTGTGCATTGTTCTAGATGCTAAATCC